ATTTTTAATGCATCCCTCTTCTCTTTGTTCTTCTCGTTTCTAATGGCTTCAACCAGTTCTTTACTCTTACCACTTTTAATTCGATCTAATATGAAAGCTATATCCTTGTAGAAAGGTGTTGATGTAGTGTATAAATCTTTGAATATTGTTACCATAGTTTTATTATTGAGGAGATGCAAATGTAATTATTAATTCTAATTATTACACATTAACACATTATTTCTCTAATCATTTCAAATTTTAAAAAGAGAAGGCACTGTTTTTTAAAAAAGTTTTCAAAACAATGTGCAATGTGTAACATTTAAGGTTAAATGCTTGATTGTTAATACTTTAACCTATTTTCAATGTGTAATGAATGTGTAATGGAAGTGTAACAAAAAAACTGCTAATTTTCATTAGCAGTCTTATTATCAGCTAATTAACTAAAAAGGGAGATCATCTACTACTGGAGCAGGTAATGATTTCATGACCGGTGCTGAACCAATTACATCTACTTTCCAACATTCAATAGTATTAAAGTACTTTATTTCACCTTTTGGACTTTTCCATTCTCTGCCTCTTAAATTTATTTCTAAGGATACTTCTGTTCCTACAGATAGATTATCAAGCATAACACATTTATCATTCGTACATTGAACTGTAATATACTGTGGATAGGTTGGATTGTCATTGGTGCTAATAACCAAATCTCGTTTCTTAAACTTATCGGATACTGCTTCTGTCTGTCCGACTAACTTTACTTTGCCTTGTAGCTTCATTTTGTTTTTGTTTTTAATTTATTTTACCTAACTTATTATTTATTTTACTTGCATACTCATCAAGATACTCTCTACATTTGACTACCTTGTCAATAATCTCCTGGACTAATTCGGAATCAGATTCCACATTATACGCAGTCCATCTTTCCTCAATCGGCATATCTGAGTAAATCACCTCATTACCATAGTTACATTCTTCAGGTGTATCACATAGACCATAGAATAGAATAGCTTTCGGCTTATTATACAGATGCATGTATCCTCTGAGCTGCCATTCGTAATCCTTATCTAATCCGTTACAAGCTGCATGAAGTCCTTTTCTGCCCCATACCGACTTAACATCTACAATGGTATCATCTAACTGCACATCGCAAGTTCCAGTAAAGTATTCATCTTCCTTATGTTCATCGTTCTTAAATGCTAATCCTTTATCTAAGACAGATGCCATTAAGTCAATACATTCAATCTCTACCATGTTACCCTTATCGAAGTATTTAGAATGGATTTCTTCGTTATCATTGGCATACCAGTTCTCTAAGTAAGTCTTGCATCCTGCTGATAGTTCTCCCTTAGTTCTCGCATTGGACATTATTTGTCCAATCTGTGAGCATCTGATCTTAAATAATCGCATCTCTAACCTCCTTACTTAACTTGTATTTAGTTTCTACCTGCTCAATTGTTGCCTTGCCTGAAGTGATTGCATCCTTTACTTTGATGAAGTTAGGACTGTCTAAGATCAGATTAGGTTTGTTGTATTCCTTAATCCTCAATGCCCAATCTTTGCCTCCTCCAATTGCCTTATCCATTTCCTGACAAAGAATAACATCCATGTTTAGGTTGATCCATTCTTGAAAATTCGGTGTTCCGGTGATCTTTGTTATTCTGCTAAGATTAGTTTTGTTCAATAGCATTGGTTTGTCAAAGTATTTGTTATCTCCAAAATAAGCTACAAATGACTTTTTAGCTTGTCCCATTACTTTGAGATCTTCCTTCCATTCTACTCTTAATAATTTTACGATGATATCCATACCATTCGGCAGAATGTAAGTTCCTATCCAATTTACATCGGTTAGCTTCTGTTTCCAGTGTGTTAGTTGTTTTTCCATAGTTTTTAAAAATATAAACCCCTAATTAATAAAGCCGAACCGCCAAGAACTGCAATATCAAAAAGGGGTAGTTAGTTAGATTAGATTTCATTTTGGCGATTCTTTGACAAATGTAATTAAAATAAAGTTAATGTACTATTTTTTTCTTCACTAAATGCTTTGTGGTTATTTTCATTTAATTTAAAATAGCTTTCTTTTAGTTCAATTGATATACTTTTTCTATTCATTTTGATAGCAGAGCATCCCTCTGATCCAATACCTCCAAATGGACTAAATACAGTTTCACCCTCGTTTGAATATAAATGCAATATTCTTTCAATGGTATCTAATTGTAAAGGACAAATATGCTTTTCATCATTCCCATCTCTACCTGATCTATATTGTAAAGTTCTACTATAATCAATATCATTCCATACAGGAGATGCGTATTTTTGCCAAAGATCAACAGGTAAATAATTTAATTTAGTTTCATTTTTATCCTGGTGTGTTATTGGTGTTCCATTATCTCCTTCATTTCTAAAAAATAATACATAATCAGGAATGCCCACTCTGCTCATAACACTGTCTTTTTTAATTGTTTTATGTAATAATCCTAATGCCTTTGTTCTTTGCATTTCAGTTACTGGATTTTTCCATATAGTTACTTTTGCATGATAAATAAAACCTTGTTTTTGAAACCAATTAATAAGCATTCCGCTAAAATCTCTTAATCCAATATATCCTTCTTTGCCCTTTTGTATTGGTAAATCCATACAATGAATAGCACAAATTCTACCCGGTTTTAATGTTCTTTTTAATTCAGGGATCAAAAATTGAAAATGATCTTCAAACTGTTTATAATCGCTAACATTCCCCATATCTTCTTCCTTATCCGAGTAAACATATAACTCAGCAAATGGAGGACTAAATACTATAATATCAGCACAATTATCAGGTAATAATTTAGATTCTTGTACGCAATCGCCATTTATTAAATGGTAGTTTTCTGTTTTTACTTCTTTATTTTTTATCATAACTTTGCTTTTTTGTTTTTTATAATTGGTTTCTGCTGAATATTTACTCATTTCACTTATACGCTCAAAGTGTTGTTTCTCTTTATTTAAAATTGTTTCTCTCACATTTAATTGGCTTTCAGGTATTAAAATATGAACTTGAACTTTATTCTGTTGCCCAAATCGAAAACATCTTCTAACTGCCTGATAAAATGCTTCAAACTTAAAATCATAAGACATAAAAACCATTTGATGACATTGCTGATAATTCATACCAAATGATGCTATTGATGTTTTAGTTATTAATGTTTTAAATTCATTTTTAGCAAATCCATTTAAATGTTTAGCTTTATACTCTGCACTATCTGATCCTTGTACATTTACTGAATTATCTAATAATTTACAGATAGTATCTGTTTCTGAATTTTTTAATCCCCACACAATCCACTGATCCTCATTTGAATTAACTAATTCAATCGCTTTTTTTAGTCTATAATCCCACGATCTATTTAAATCTTTATGTAAATCAGTAGCAGATATAGCAACATCTCCAAATAGATTATCGCTTAAATTATCAACTTTTATAACATGTTCAATGTATTCTATATCGGGAAGATTATACCCTTCACTATCAAATCCTAAACTTGAGGGATTATCAATAGCCATGCTCCAACTTGAGATATATTTCCAAAAAGGGTCTTGTGCATGTTTCCTTAATCTCCATTTACTTGTTTCACCACCATCATGAACAAAAAACATAGCTAACATCTCTAAATAGGACATTGCACCTAAGAACTCGCTATGTTGCCCTAATTCCATATGATCATTGGGTGATGGTGTAGCTGTGCAGCATAGTTTATAAGGTGTATTTTTAAATGTTTCAATTATTAAAGATGATAATTTACCATCCTTACCTTTTAAAATACTTGATTCATCTAATACAATACCCGAATAAATAGAACAATCTATATTCTTTAATTGATCATAATTTGTAATATCAAAACAATCTAAGCTGATACCAAATTTAATAGCTTCATTTTTTGTTTGTTCTACAATAGCTAATGGTGCAAGTATTAATACTTTCTTTTTTGTATGGTTATTTACTTGTTTTGCCCATTCTAATTGAGAGAAAGTTTTGCCAAGTCCACAATCAAAAAAGAATGCAAATTTACCCTTCATTAGTGCTGTTTTAACTCCATACTTTTGAAAGTCTTTTAAGTTTTCATTAAGTGAATCTTCACTTATATCAAATCCGCTTTCTAAAAATGACTTCCTTTTAGTTTTTAAAAAATCTTTGTAATTCATAGTTTTTGTTTTTAAATTAATTTATTAATAAAGAACTGTAATATGTTACACTAAAATAGCAGATAAAGTGTGAATCTGTCTCGGCATTATACCGGATGTGAGCATTCGGAAATGTCTTTTGTATTTCCTTTAGTTCTGCGATCATTTTTTGCATCTTCCTACAATATCATATTCGTTAATACAGAAGATGGTAACTGAATCGCAATACTGCTGATACTTCAATACATACTCAATCTTTACCTCTCTAATCTGATCTGCTGATTCTTTGCTTTTGTTAATGTAACTTCCTGCATAGATTGTGGTAATTAAGATTACAAGTAGTAACCATTGGATGTCTTTCTTCATACTTGATAGCTTTTATAGATTAATGCGTAATGGTCAATTCTACTGTCTTTCGGATTCATCTCCATGATGCTGAACAATTCTCTTTCGATTGCATAAATCTGAGCAATCCGCTCTGCCTTATCATTACCTCTAAGAGTAGCTGAATGAATGGTGAAGTCCTCATACTTATTCTTTACATACTTGTAAGATAACTTGAGATGCTTAGCTGTTGTCTCAGGTGTCATGCCTTTAAGATAGCAATCGTATACCTGTTGCTGTGAATTTGCTTGTGTTATTTTAGTCATTTATCGTTAGTTTATCTAAGCAATCTCCGCATACATCAATCGCTCTTAGGTTTATCATTAATATGTGTAAATCCCATTGTGAACATTCTTTTTCGCATTCATGACATTTTGTATCATTCTCGGCAGGTGTATCTAACTTCCAGTCATCATAACTCATATCAGGTTCTCCTCTCTTAAAGTCATCATTTGACAGAATGTAAACTCACCATCTTTAAGTCTCGAATACAATGTACTTCTGCTGATGTTGAGCATCATTGAGATTGCTTTCTTACTGATGCCCTTTCGCTTAATGGATTTCTCCAGTACTTTTCCGTAGTTTATTTCTCTCATTAGTATTCAATTAGATGGGTTTCTCTTCTGTACTTCATTTGGCTCTTTACATGGATAGTTACTTTATCCTTACTGTAGTAGAAAAGTCTTTCTTCATTGCCGAACATCTCAAATGGTTCGTATACTTTAACATTGTAATCTGTTGCTAATAGATTCAAAATGTTATCATTTGGTACGAAGATTTTAGCTGTAATACCTTCGACATCTAATGTGTTAAGTAGTGTAACTAACTCATTAATTTTGTTTTGTGTTTCGTGTTTTGTCATAGTTTTTAATTGTTTTGGTTAAGGTTTGATTATTTCTGTTTCTAATGTATTTCATCCAGGCAGAGTAAGATATGAATCTGTGATCAGGATGTGTAGTGGATTGTATTAGTATCATAGGT